ACTGACTTGTATAACCTTCACCAGAGCCTGACCCGTACGGTAAGCGCGCAACATTTACCACTGCGTTCGTGCCCGCGGTAAAAAGCTGTCTTACTGAATAATAAAAATAACGCTCGGCGGCATTAGTTGGTGTACCGTATATATTTTCAAAATCTGAGATAGTTGAAACGTTGAGAATTTCAGAAGTAGGTCCTTGAGAAGCGAAACCAGCTACAAGTACGCTCGTACCAATCGGGGTAGTTGCTCTTGTGCTTAGATCGATCTCGCGAATTTCTACGCCTGGGGAGTTTATAGAACGTCTGTTAGCCATAGTAGTGTATACTATTATTTAGGCTTTTTTGGAATGAAAAGCCTATTTTATTATAGTAATTCTGCAACTAACTGACTGAAGGAAAACGTAAATGAAGACTCTATTAAATCTGGGTCTCGATAACTGTAATTTATACCGTCAAGCTTAGTTATAAATGCCTTACTGTAATTCCATTGGATTTTTTTGTTGTTGTACTCATCTAATCCGTAAACAGTAATGTTAGTTTGGTATGGCTGCAAATTACCGGTACTTGTAAATAAAAACTTAGTATTTGCAGCTGTATTCATACTTGCAAACTTGACCAAGTCTTCATTATCCAAAGTACTAGTTTTAGCATTATTAATAAAACCTAACCACTTCCAAAGTACCCACCAGTTATTATAGGAGTTGTCTACAGTAAAGTTTACTGAAACTTCAGAATAAGGCTCTCTCTTTCCTGTCGTTAAATTTAAGTTTTGACCAGCATATGCTAACGTTGTCGACAGCACCGTAGTTACCGGTACCACTGTACCGTGTACAGAATATTGTAGTGTATCAAAATTTAGATATTCACTATCTCGAGTGTTTTGTCCAGATTTATCTATCTTTTTAAGAGCATCAGGCAAGTTTAATACTAACAGAAATTTATCTTTTCTGTTTTTATTTAAAATAGACTGTTGTATATCGCTCAATTTATAAACCTCTTACTCTTACAATAATACTAGTACCGCCAGGAGCTCGAGTTACAGTCATATGTCTACCCGTATGAATATCTTGTATAGTAAAGTAAGGCTTTGATGATGTATTTCTTTCTAGATTAGTTAATTTACTCTTAAACATGTTTACTATACTTGGATCGTCACTTGTTAAAGCGTTAATAAACTCATTTTTATTATTACCGGTATTAAGGTCGTATGTAATTATTTTTCTTGTAGCGTCATACGTGACACCCGGTATAGCATTTGGAGAAGTTGCCTTACCGTCTAATAAATTTAACGTGCTGTCTAGCTGAGCTGGTACGATATAAGCCTCGTCGCCATGTCCCATACTATAACCACCAGCAGCCGCTATGCCTTTAAGTATTGCTGGAGGGTTGTTTAAAACATCTGCTAACTTATTTTTCCAGTTTTCTTTTAAAAAGTCTTTATATACTCTATTAAACTTATTGAGCTTCATATTATTACTTATTTAAACCTTTTGTTAAAATGTACATGCCAGACACCGGGTTAAAAGATATCTTAATACCGCTCGTGCTAATACCGCGCGGATTAGATTTAGCATTTTCTAAGTCTATTTCATAAAAGTTAGCTATACTATTTGCTTCGTGCGGAGTTAATGTCTCTGTACCCATTTTTTTTGCTTTAAGTCTTTCTACTTTAGGAAAAGGGGTTTCCGGTTCATGCATTTTAGCAACCATGCCCACAGTCTTTACATTAGGGCTTGTGGCTCGGTTAACCCCAGCGGTTAAACTTCTGTGACGAGGTCCTCGTTCACCGCCTGTTAAAGAAAACATTTGCTTAAAAGTATTTTCCGCTAAAGATAGTTCTTTATCTTTTTTAAGCAGTATGTTTTTAATTAGCTTTTCTATCTGTCCAGTTCTTCTTAATTCTTTAAATGCTAAATTTTCTGGAGAGTACTCTCCTTCAGCCTCTAGCCCAGCCTGTCTCATTTTTAGTATTTTTTCTTTTATTTCTTTTGCAGTAGCGTAATCGCATTCCTCTTTAGAAGTATAATCAATAAGATTGTTAATTGTTTTCTTTTTCTTTTCTATGCCGATTTTATCTATATGCTCTGGGCTATCTACTCTTACTGGTTCTGATAACCACTCTTCGGTTTTTATTGAATACACTCCAGTCGCTCTATGCGCCATCATTTCTTGTAAACTTTTTGTGTCTTGTATATAAACTTCTACGTCATGCCCTTTTAATGTAATATCGTGTTTAGTATTCCAGTTTGTTTTTTTAGAATCAAAATAATCTTCTAAAAGATCTGGTTGTAGTTTATACCCGGTAAAGTCCGTGACAATATGCAAATCAACGTCACTATATCTTGTATAGTTGTAATTTGCTAAAGAGCCAGTAAAAACAGCATCTTCTACATCAATGTCTAATTCAAGCGTATCTAAAAATTCTCGAGCTATATCAATAAGCTTTTCCTTAATTTCCGGACGTAGTTTACCGTTTTCCCAAAATAATGGATTTAACTTATCATGATATTCAAATGTTAAGTCGTTTGCAGAAGGTTCCATGTATAGTAAATATTTACAAAGTGAGCCACTATTTAAAACTTTTTGAAGACATTGTTAACTCTAATAATTCTGAGGTATACCAAGAGAAAGTATTAGACGTTATAGAACATCTTAAAACTAAAGATAAAGTACTATTTATAACTACTTCTAACCGTTGGGAAGGAGATAAAGAAAAACCTAAAAGCACGCTTTTAGCTGAGTTTATTAAATCCAACGTAGGGGATAAAGTCGAGATTGTAGATGCAAGCAAGCTTAACATTTACTGTTGTGAAGGTAATGTCAGCCGTAAAGACGGTAACAATTGCGGGGTTAAAGATGCAGTATTAAAAGATAAAGAAAAAAATCCAAGCGGTAATCACCGCTGCTGGGCCTCTATAAACAATAAAGATGATGAACTTTGGAAAATATCTAAACCTTTATTAGAAGCTGACTGCATTATGTTTTTTATTAGTGTACGGTGGGGACAAACTAATAGTATCTATCAAAAACTTATTGAGCGGTTAGACTGGATAGAAAACAGACACTCAACATTAGAAGAAGATAATATAGTCGAAAATAAAGAAGTAGGTATAGTGGCTATCGGTCAAAACTGGAATGGAGAGAATGTTATAGCTACTCAAAAACAAGTATTAGACTTTTACGGGTTTAAGGTACTTGATAAGCTCTGCTTTAATTGGCAGTACACTAAGAACGCTACAGATGAGAGTCAAAAAAGCTATAAAGAAGCTCCTAAAGCGTTTGCCAGAACATTCGGTATTTAATAATCCCAAACTACCATCTTCCAACGCTCATTATCTAGACCAAAGTATTTACACTTCCACGCGCTTTGTTCAAAAAATTCTAAATTACTCCATTCATCTCTATGTTGTATTAGTTTTTTAGCAGCATTGTTCCAATCGATACTGAGAAATATACGCTCGTGTTTTTCTTGTTTCTCCTTTATATCATCATAGTCAAACCCGTCATATTCATAGTGTAAGACTTCAAGTACGTTGCCTTCTCTATCTGTATAGTCCATAGAAAAATCAAACCCCCATTTGGGTTTCATTTTAATAAGTTTATATATAAGAGTGTTTTTCTTAGCAAATTGTTCAAGCTGCTGTAAAGCGCTTTCCTTAAACCCACGTCTTTCAAAAAGTAAACAATGATTTAAGTGCGGTCCTTCATATACACCATTATCAAAATACGCAGACACGTCTTGTATCATCCAATCGTTTTTAAGACAGGACTGGTAAGGATAATGCTTTTTTATACTAGCCCCTTCTTCTTGGGCGTACCATTGCTCAACTGCAGTCATTTCGTAACCGTTTTGTTCGAATAAAGCTAATGATTCTGGCCGCGGAAAATCTGTAGCTAATTTTATAGATTTAGTCCAATAACCATCCACATTTAATTTGTTACCTGTAAGCTTTAAGCCGTTCATACTTTATCTTACATTTGTAATATCATATTTCTACAGTAAGTACCTATATGTCCAAAGGTTTAGTAAAAGACCAAACGTTCTATCTCGGTAATAAGAATCTACCTGTACCTGAGACTCAATTTCAATGGACTCCCGAGATGGTGGAAGATTTAGAAAGAGCGCGCAAATCTATATTACATTTTTCTCGTTTCTTTTATATTGTTAGTTTGGATGAAGGTAAACAACCTATTAAGCTTTATAACTATCAAAAACGTATATTAAAAGCTCTAGTAGAAAACAGATTTAATGTTGTATTAGCTTCTCGTCAAATTGGTAAAACAACCATTCTTACTATATTTGCATTATGGATGATATGTTTTAATGATGACTATAGAGTGCTTCTTATTGCTAATAAACAAGAGACTGCTAAGAATATTTTCAAACGTATTAAATTAGCGTACGAAATGCTACCTAATTATATGAAACCAGGTGTAGTAGCTTATGCTAAAGAAGGTATGGAGCTAGAAAACGGTAGCTCAATCGGTATCAGTACTACAACCTCAGACGCTGCTCGTGGTGAATCTATTAACTGTCTATTATTAGACGAAGCTGCATTCATTCCACCTGAGTTTATGGACGATTTTTGGGAATCAGTATTCCCGGTTATTTCCTCATCCAAGAAGTCTAAAATCTTTATGTTATCTACTCCTAATGGGGTGGGTAACTTGTTTTATAACACATATAATGACGCAACTTTAGGTAAGAACGGCTGGCATCATGAAAGAGTAGACTGGCATGAAGTACCAGGTAGAGATGAAAAATGGAAAGAAATGACTATTAGAGCATTAGGCTCTTTAGAATCCTTTAATCAAGAATATGGTAACGAGTTTAGAGCAGCAGGCGATAACGTTTTTGATAAAGATCAATTAGATGCTATGGAGCAAACTGTTAATGACCCAGTGCTTGAAGATGATGACGGTTTGTACAAAATTTATAAAGACAGAATAGACGGGCATTACTATACAATAGGGGTTGACGTTGGAGAAGGTATAGGTAGAGCAAACTCCACCGTGCAGGTTTTAGATGTCACTGATTTAACAAGTATTGAACAGGTAGCTACGTACGCTAATAATAAATTAGACCCCTTTAACTTCACCGCTAAGTTAGCTGAGATAGCAGCTCAATGGGGCAACCCGCCTTTACTCGTAGAAAGAAATAATTGTGGAGCGCAAGTAGTAGATGCTCTAGTACATACTCACCAGTATCTTAATATAGTAAAGTATACTCCAAGTATGGGCTCGTTTACAGA